TTATCGCCGCTTTAGCGCCGTGCCTTCGGCTGGAATCGGATATGCTGAACGGCTCATCAGGGCGTGGGTAGCGAGGACGATCTTTATTTGATGCAGCTGCTCACTTTTCAGCAGCGCGAGGCATTCCTCTAAGCGGGGTCTCTCGCGTTTGGCGCGAGTCATCGCCCCGGCGCGCATCATTGCGGCGACCTGTTCGCTGTGTGTCATACAGGCTGCAGCTTCCGGGCTGCTCGACGTGTCGAATTCCCAGCCCTTACCGGCGGCAAACTTGAATGGGCAGCGTGCCCGGTCCGGCCTCGAGGCGGTTGAGAGCTGATAGCCGATGGACACGACGTTGCGGTCTATCCTTGCACTGATGCGGCGATAGTTCTCGAAGGGAACCTCGTAGAGCACCGTTCCTTCGCAAGCGGCGATTGCAGGATCGTCGCTTGCCTGCACCGGCGCCGATACCGAGGCGAGCGCCAGGCCCACTGCGATCATCGCAAGCTTCACGATACATTCCTCCCGACCCACTTCACCTGGCCGTAGACGCGCATCTCGGATTCGGGCGGCACCTCTTCCGGCGGGAAAACGTCGCGGTTGTCCGAGACCATGATCACCTTGCCGGCACTCCGCCGCAGCCGTTTCACGAACCCTTCGTCGCCGAGCGAGAATACGTAGATTTTGCCATCCACGATCGTGGCGGCGGCGGGCGACACGTCGACCAGCATCAGGTCACCGTCATTTATGGTCGACTTCATACTATCGCCCGCCGCCTCCATCAACCGGGCGTTCGGCGGCGTGACGCCGGCATGCTGTAAAACCGCGCGCGGAAACCGCACGTGCTCCGCCGTATCATCGAGCATCAATGCGCCGCGACCTGCGGCCATCTTAAAAGCAAGTTTCTGTACCGGGACATCGTCAGTGTAGTTGTCGTGATTACCTGGAACCATCATCAGCAGCGGCAGCCGCCGCTCCATCGCCTTGCCCGACACGATCCAGTCCAGCGGAATCTCAGTCTCGGCAGCCAGCGCCGCCACCACGGTGAAGGGCACATCGACGTCGCCGCGCTCATAGCGTTTGACGTGCGAATCGGACTTGCCGAGCAACCTCTTGCGCTGGTCTGCGGGGACCAGCCGCAGCACGATTCCGAAGCGGTCGCCGATCGAAAGCTCGCTCCAGTCCGGCATCGGCGCACCGTCCGGCAGCGCCTCAAGCTTATCGACATGCTCGCGTATCTGCTTAATTTCCAAGCTTTTTTTGCGCCCGCGGGCGAAATCGGACGCCGTATGGACCGTATCCGATCCTTTTCCACTTGATTTTTTAATCATTTACGATCAGTTTTGTAACGTTCGTTGCATATACGATCCAAAATATGCCGCCTGGGCACGGCGGCGACCGAAGCATCACCAATGGCATTAAAGAACTGGCACCGGGCTGACATCGTGGCCGCCGTTCACCGGCGCGGCACGAACCTGACCCAACTGGCGAGGGCGAACAATCGCGCAGATTCGACGCTGCGCGCCGCGTTGTCCGACCCGCGCCTGCCCTCCAACAAGATCATTGCCGCCTTCCTCGGCAAACAGCTCCACGAGATATGGCCCGCCTGGTTTGATTCGCAGGGCCGGCAGATTGCTCGCAAGAGTAGCAGTTCACTCAATCGACGGTCGAGTCAGAAGAGTTCAAAGAAACTGATCTTGACGGGGGGCCGCGCATGATACAGCCGCGCCCCGCATTCTGCGACGACGTTGAACTCGCGGTCGACGTGATCGCGGTCAACCGTTTCTACCTGGTGGTGAAGAACCGCGCGACCGACCGGGAACACAGCTTCTCCTACGACAACATCCTGATCGGCTCCAGCGCCAGCGGCGATTGCTACACGCTGACCATGCCGTCGTGGCTGGCTGCGATGGAAGGGCTGCAGCCATGACACTTGCAGTCGCCCGCATGAAGCGAGGGCAGCCACGGTTTTTCGACGGCCGCTATTGCGTCGGCGAGGCCGGCCTGAGCCTTTTGAAACCGTTGACGACGGGCGCGCCTGAGAAGGCGCGCACTTACAGTGACGACGACCGCATCGTCGCGCAGCTGGTGGTCGACTTCCTCAATGTGCTGGACGGCATCCATACCGGCGAGCGAACGCAGCCCTGGATCATCATGCCGCTGCCGGAGGCGTGGACATCATGACCCGCCGCCGCGATCCCGACACCGTCGACCTGTTCGCCGAAACCGCGCCGCGGCCGGTGGTCGAGCGCTACGCGCCAGAGCGGGTCCGCGGCACGTCGACGGCGGCGATCATCAAGCGCGCGGTTTCCGAAGCCATTCGCGAGTGCGGCCGGCCGCGCAATGAGATCGCTGCCGCGATGTCTGACCAGCTCGGCGGCGAACGCATCACCGCCGGCATGCTGGATCAGTACACCTCGACCGCCAATACCGGCCACAACATCCCAGCGCATCGCCTGGTCGCGCTGCTGGTGGTCACCGGCGACATAAGGCTCATCAACGCGCTGCTGTCCGACACCGGCGTGATCGCGCTGGCCGGAAAATACGAGGCGCTGATCAGCCGCGAACTTCTCAAGGAGCAACGCGCCAGGACCGAACGCGAGATCGCGGCGGCCGATGCGCAATGGAGGGCTGGACGATGAAGTGGTCACCATCAACGCTTCAGCGCAGGGCTCTAGCAGATGCATATGCATTGAGGGGCCGGAAAGGGTTGCACAAGACCGTTGCCGGCTGGAGTGATCCTAACAGCGTCATCGACTTCTATCCTGCGAGCACGATCCATTCACTCGTAGATCGTGGTCTGCTTCAATTTTGGGTGAGTGGCACTGTTGTCCATGTGACGGATCATGGGGCTGAGCTCCACGAAGCGCTTCTTGAACAGGAGCGCCGCCTATGAACGCGCCGCTCTCCTATGCCGTCCACCTTCATCCGCCGGCGTATCCGGAAAAATGCCGGCCGTTTCGCTGCGAGCACGAACCGCAATTCGTGATGCAGCAGGCGGTGCACCTGGTGCCGCGCAAGCGCGGCGGCAAGTCGATCGAAATCGATCACGCGGTCTGTCTCGCCTGCGGGCTGCCGCGGCCGTGCACGGTCGGCGGCAATGTGCTGGTCGATCTCAACATGCTGTGGGGCCATCTCGGCTGGCATGCGCAGATCGGCGCCCGGATCATCGAGCTGCGCGGGAAGTGGGGTCGGATAGCCAGCTATCTGTTCGGTCCGAAGGGCTGGAACGGCCGGCATGAGCGCATCGCGCGGCTGATCGATCCCAAGCTCACAATGAAGCTGCAGCTGCAGCGCATCAAGGGCCAGCCGCGCCGCGTCACGCCAAACACAGTCCGCATGAGCGTCGTCAAATTCGATCGCTCCTATCTGCGCGAGGAGCTGCCATGACGACGATGAAGCCCAGTGGTCAGGACGACGGCACCAACGCGATCGAGGCCTATCGCGCCGGGCGGTTGACAGGCGCGCTGCGCGTGATCGCGCACGGGCGAATCGATAATGGACGCCCGCTCAGTGGACCGAAGGCGCAAGAGATTGCGCAAGACGCGCTGTTCGACAGCGGTGATGGCTGGGGACTTAACGTGTTGCGGCCCGCGCCGGCGGCGTTGCTGCGCGCGCGGATGCAGCGCTGCGCTGAAGCGCTCGACGGCTTTGCCGCGGCGCTTGACCACGCGGGCCTTAAGGAAAACGCCGCCTTCGCGCGCCAGCAGGCGGCGGTTCTGCGTGAGGAGACAGTCTGATGGCATACGAAGCCGGCCGTACCACGGCCTTCGCGGTCCTTAGTACCCCGATGCGACTGGCGCTGATCGACATCGTCAATCGCGGTGGTTTGCTCCGTATCGCAGCTGGTTATGACGGCACGCGCTTACATGCGCGCACCACCGTCGTGGCCCTGGACAAGCGCGGCCTCTGCAGCATCACGCCGAAGCTTGGGATGGGTGCGGCGGACCCGACGCCGGCTGGCATCAAGATAATTACCGACGAATTCCGTGGCGCCAAGCCGTCACTTGCGGACTGCGACTATCTGGGCCGGCTTCTCGGCGCGCCCAGCTTGCGCTGACTTTTTTTGGAATGGGGCAAGGACACGTGAAGATGTTTCTATCGGCCGCCGAGATCGCAGCGGAAATGCTGCCGGGGTTGCCCACCGTGGAACGCGCGGTGAAGCGCAACGCGGTCAAGGGTGGCTGGATCGCGCGGCCGCGCGCCGGCCGCGGCGGCGGGTTCGAATACGCGGTCGACTCGCTGCCGCCCGCGGCGCGCGCGGCCTATGTCGGCCGCCACATCGAGGCCATCGAGATTCCCGCCTCGATCGCGCGCGAGGCGGCGAGCGAACCGGACGCCGTCACCATCAATGGCAACGCCGCGTCGGCGCGCGACGCGCGGCTCGCCATCCTGGTACTGGCCGATCGCGTCGCGGAAACCGCGAGGATCGGTCACAAGCGTGCCGACGCGCATTTCGCCGATCTCTACAACACGGGGGCCGTCGATATCGCGCCCTGGATCAAGGCCGAGGTCGGCACCGTTTCGCGCGCGTCATTGGCGCGCTGGCGCTCGTTCGCGAGGGCCGGCAAGAAATCCAAGCTAGCGGTCGACCGCTCGGCGGCGCGCAAGGGCACCGGCGTGCTCGATCGCGCCAATGACGGCGCGGTCAGGACCTTCATCCTGGCATTGATCGCCAAGCAGCCGCAGCTCACCGCGCATCATTTGCGCGCGCTAACCGCCGACCGGTTTCCGCAACTGGAGATCCGTGAACAGCCGAAAAGGCTGCCGCCGATACGGACCTTTCAACAGACCTTGAAGACATGGCGCGCCAGCTACCGGGTCGAGCTTGAATCGATCCGCAACCCGGACGGCTTCAAGAGCAGCATGCGCTTCTCCGCGCGGGTCGCCAACCCGGCAACGCGGCTCAATGAAGTCTGGCAGATCGATGCGTCGCCGGCCGACATGCTGACCACCGATGGGCGCCGGCCCACGATCTATGTCTGCCTCGATATCTTTTCGCGCCGCATGATCTCGCTGGTCACCGAAACCCCGCGCGCGGCGGCAGTCGGCCTGCTGATCCGCAAGGCGATTCTTGAGTGGGGCGTGCCGGAGCGGATCAAGACCGACAACGGCAGCGACTTCATCTCGCACGCCACGCGGCGGCTGTTCGCAGCGCTCGGCATCGAGCACGAGAAATCCGCGCCGTTCTCGCCGGAGCAGAAGGGCCACATCGAGCGCTCGATCGGCACGCTGCAGCGCGGCCTGATGCGGACGCTGCCAGGCTTTGTCGGCCACTCGGTTGCCGACCGCAAGGTGATCGAGGGCCGCAAGGCGTTTTCGGCGCGATTGGGCGAAACGCCGGAGGATATGTTCCAGGTCGAGCTCTCCAATGCCGAGCTGCAGCAACGCTGCGATGCGTGGTGCAAGGATGTCTACGGCAACAAGGCGCATGCAAGTCTGAAGGGCCGGACGCCGTTCGCGGTGGCTGCGATGGCGCCGGGCAAGGTGCGGCGGATCGAGGATCTGCGCGCGCTCGACATGCTGCTCGCCCCGGTCGCCGGCAAGGACGGACTGCGCACCGTCACCAAGACCGGGCTCCGCATCCACGGCGCGCATTACCTCGGCGGCTTCCTCAACGTCGGCGACACCGTGCTGGTGCGCATGGACGAATCCGACATGGGCCGCGCCTATGTGTTCGAAGCCGATGGCGAAAGCTTCCTCGGCGAAGTGATCTCGCCGGAGCTCGCCGGCATCGACCCGGCCGCCGCCATCGCTGCCGCGCGCGGCGCGCAGAAGCGGCTGATCAACGAGCGCATGGATGACGTGCGCAAGGAAGCGCGCAGGATCAAGGCCAAGGATTTTGCGCCCGCAATCCACCGCCAGGCGCTAATCGACGCCGGCACGCTGATCGAGTTTCCGAAACAGACCAGCGCGCACGATACGCCGGCGCTGTCGGCCGCGCGCGATGTGCATACTCCGGACGTGGCCCGTCACTCCGATGCGGTGGTCGCGCTTGCAGAGCAGCTGCGCGCCGAGGACGCCGCGCCCTCCGCGACCGTGAAGTCGCTGCGGACAACCGAGACCGCACACCAGCGCTGGAATCGCGCGCGCGCCATCGAGGCACGGGCCGCGCGCAAGGAATTCGTGGATGCCGATGAACTGATGTGGCTCGGCGCTTACCGCGAAGGTCATGAGTACCGCGGCTTTTTCGCCACCTACGGCGAAGCCGCTCAACCCGGCGAGGAATCCCGCGTCGGCGAAATCTAATCACGGAAGGTCAGGACTCCATGAACAAGACTTCAAATCACATCGTCCAAGGTCCCGTTGCGCTCAAGAACGTCGCCGCCTTCATGTCGATGTCGACGCGACTGATCGAGCGTTCGCCGCATCTGCCCGGCTTCGGCGTCTGCCACGGGCCATCCGGCTACGGCAAGACCTACGCCTCGATCTTTACCCAGAACAAGACCAAGGCGATCCGCGTCGAGGTCGGCGATAGCTGGACCCGCCGCACCTTGCTCCGCAACATCCTGCGCGAGTGCGGCGAAACGGTCAAAGAGAAGTGGCCGATCTCGGATTTGTCCGATCTCGCAAAGTCGGTGCTCGGCGAAGACCCGCGCCGGCCGCTGATCGTCGACGAAGCCGATAAGCTGGTCGACAAAGGCATGATCGAGATCATGCGCGAGCTGCAGGAATCGTCCGGCGCGCCGGTGATCCTGATCGGCGAGGAAAAGCTGCCGGCCAAGTTGCTCACGGTCGAGCGCATGCATAACCGCGTGCTGCACTGGTTTCCGGCGCAGCCCTGCGATCTCGATGACGCACGCGTTCTGGCGGATGCCTTCGCGCCGAAGGTAGAGATCAAGGACGATCTCTTGGAATCGATCCGCGCGCGCTCCGGCGGGCGGGCACGGCGCATCGTGGTCAATCTCGATCATGCCGCCGAGGTCGCGCGCAACAAGAGCCTGAAGACGCTCGATCTCAAGGCGTGGGGCGCCGAGGAATACTTCACCGGCGAGCCGCCGACAGCGCGCCATGTCGAGCAGTATTCGCGCGGCGCGACGAAGGCGGCCGCGTGATGCGCGACCCTGAGTTTCACACAGCCGCACTATCGGTCCGCGTCGCGCGCGGACGCGAAGTCACGGGCCGGCCGGCGACGGCGAAGGAACCGCTGTGGGTCGCCATCCGCACGCTGAAATCCTTCGGGCTGAAGGAGCTGGTGTTCGCGGCCAGCACCGAGACCAGGATATCGCATGGCGCAGCATCGATGTTCCTGCACCGCCTGAAGCGTGCCGGCTATCTCACCGTCACGCGCAAGGCCGCCCCCGGCCGTAGCGCGATATGGCGTCTCAAGCCCGGCATGAACACGGGGCCGCGGCCTCCGGTGCTGCGCTCCGTACGTGCCACCATGCTGTGGGACCCGAACCTGAAGCAATTCGTCGGCGAGCCACCGATTGCGAAGGAGGCCTCGCGATGAAGGTGAAGGTCGATTTTCTCGCCAAGGCAAAAGCGGCATGGGGAGCCGCGCTGCCGGACTGGGTCGAGACGCTGGCCCTTGAGGCCAACCGTACCACGTCGGCGAAGGCCGCTAGACGCATCGGCTATTCCGGCGGTCTGCTCACCGGCGTATTCGGCAAGAAATACAACGGCGACCTGGTGCGGGTCGAAGCCAAGGTCCGCGGCGCGCTGATGAGCGCGACTGTGGTGTGTCCGGTGGTCGGCGAGATCGGGCTCGATCGCTGCCTCAACGAACAGAAGATGGGCAACACCGGCGCGTCCTCGATCCGCGCCCGGCTGTATCGCGGCTGCCGCGGCGGCTGCCCGCATTCCCGCATCAGGACGGAGGGCGACGATGCTTAGCGCCGAACTCGCGCGGTTGCGCGACACTATCGACGGCTGGTCGCGTGGCGAGCCGGTTACGGCGGACGCCTGGTGGCAATTCCGCAACAACCTCGGCGCCCTGGTCGAGAAGCTGGCGCTGCAGGAAGCCGGCGTTGATCTGGCGCTGATCAACGTCCTGATCCAGTCCAGCCGGCCCGACAGCAATGTGGTGTTTCTGCCGCACGAACGTGCGAAGCGCACCGACGATATCGGGAGCTCGGCATGAGCGACGACGGACTCCCAGGGGACGAAGGGCCGGAACTCACGCCGGGCACCGTCGCGCCGGCGCCGGCACCGCCGACGCTCGCAGACCGGGTCGCGGCGATCGACGCCGTCGAGGTGGCGTCGCGCATCATCGCGCGCGGCACCCGCGCCGCGATCGGCGCGTCGGCGATCGAGATCATCGCCATGGCGCATCGGCTGATCCACCTCACGACGCTCGCCGATCTCACCTTCGACATGCTGCAGAGCGCCGACACCGCACAGGACGAAACACTGCCGGAGCAAAAGCGCCGGCTGCGCGCCGCGGTGCGGCTCAAGGTCGGCGATGTCGGCGCCGCGCTCGAAGAGCTCGGCTACGGACAACCAGAAACCACCATCAACCAAACGGAGAACCACGATGGCACCCGCCAAGACTAAAGCAGTCAGCCTCCCGCAAAACCGCGAGCAGGCCAGCGCCGCGCTCGCCGAATATGCCGCCCTCGATCGCACCGTCGACCAGCTCGAAATCCTGATGAACGAGCAGATCGCCGCTATCAAGGCGGACTACTTTCAGAAGGCGCTGCCGTTCCGGACCAGGTCCGAAGCGCTGGCGTCGGCGCTGCAATCTTACTGCGAAGCCAACCGCGACCAGCTCACCGACAACCGAAGCAGCAAGACCGTCGATTTCGGCGTCGGCAAGGCGTCGTGGCGCAACACGCTGGCCACGGTTGCGATATCGGGCAAGGAAAAAGACCTGGTCGACTACATCCAGCAGTCCGCAGACGAAGAACTGAAGCCGTTCCTGCGCGCGACCTTCGAGCTCAACCGCGTCGCGTTGCTGCGCAATCCCAACCTGGCGAAGTCGATCCCCGGCATCGATATTGTCGAAGCCGGCGAGACCTTCGCGATCAAGCCCGACACCGCCAAGATTCCGGAAGCGGCACCTGCGGAGGCTGCGGCATGACTCCCGAGCGCACAGGTCTCACGCCGGCGACGCGAAACTGCTTCAACGCGATCGAGGCTCACATCACCCGTCACGGCTGCAGTCCCTCCTTCGAGGAGATCAAGCTGGCGATCGGCGTCAACTCCAAGGGCTTCGTGCATCGCCTGGTCACCGACCTGGTGTCGCGCGGCTGGATCACATACACGCCGGGCAAGAAGTGCTCGATCGTGATCGTGCCCGCACCGGCCGCGCCGCTGCAGCTGCCGGCCGCGCTTGAAACGGCATTGAAGCGCTACTGCGCGAACAGCGGTGCGTTGCCGAACGCCGTCATTGCCGGCGCCGTCGCGCGGCTTATCGGGTTTTCCGAATTGGACAAAGCAGCATGACACCGCAGTACGATCGTTGGTTAGCTAGCCGCGTCCGTCAGCGGCTGCTGTCGCGCTTGGGCAGCCCGGTGTTCGGCGGCGCGCTCGCCGGCGTTTATCTTGACAGCCTCCGCGACGGCTATCTGCAGTTGTCGGTTCGGAACGAATTCGAGCGGTCGTTGCTGCAGTCGGAGTACATGCCGCGGCTGCTGAAATGCGTTGCCATTGAGACGTCCGACCCGATCGACCGGGTCTACATCAGAGTACGTCGGCCGAGCGAAGTGGTGGCTCTAACCTTTCCGTCCGAGGAGGACAGCGTCGCGGACGATGAAATCAACGCCGCCACGGAGCCCGAAGCGCCCAAAGTTGATCCCGAAGTACCCAGGGAAATCGCCTCGATCGTAAGCCAGCTTGCGCGTGCGCGGGAGACTGGAGCGCTCGACGCCGCCGTCGAGGATTTGCTGGCGGCCTATGACCATAAACTCGGCCCCGACCCGTCAAAGACATTACGGATTGAGGACATCAAGCGCGCGGTGTGTCGCCGCTTCGGTGTCAGCCGCGTCGATCTGATCTCGTCACGGCGCACCTGGAATATCGTCCATCCTCGTCAGATGGCCATGTATCTCACCAAGGAACTGACGCCGTGGTCGCTGCCCGCGATCGGCAGGCAATTCGGAAATCGTGATCATACCACGGTGCTTCATGCCGTTCGCAGAGTCGCGGCCAAAGTCGTGCGCGATGCCGTGGTCGCCGAACAGGCGCGGTCGTTAATTTCGGAACTAGCGGGAGCCCGGCCATGCGACTAACGGAACACAAGGCAACGACCAGCATGATTGCGAAAATCCATGTCCTCAAGGCGCAGGCGGGCATGGACGATGACACCTATCGCGATTTTCTCGCGCGCGAGAGCGGCGGCAAGCGCTCTTCGAAAGAGCTTTCGGTGCGCGAGGCTACCCGCGTCATCGAGCGGATGAGCGACCTTGCCGGTGACAGCGGCGCGGCGACGGGCGCGGTCACCGGTCTCGACAGTCCGGTGGGGCGCAAGCTGCGCGCGTTGTGGATCGCCGGCTACGACCTCGCGATCGTGCGCAACCGCACCGACAAGGCGATGCTCAATTTTCTGGAGCGGCAGGTCGGCGTGTCGCATGTCCGGTTTCTGAAAGATGCCCGCGATGGCGCCTCGGCGATCGAGGGCTTGAAGTCCTGGCTCGCGCGTCAGGGCAAGGTCGCATGGCCGGCCGACACCTCCAACGTCATCGCCAGCAAGCGCGCGGTGCTCGATGCGCAGTGGCGGCGGCTGATCGAGCTCGGCGAGGTCAAGGCGGTCGGCAGCGCGGTCGACCCGATGGAGGACCTGCAGTTCTACGCCGTCCGAATCGTGCGGCAGAACCGCTGGGACACCATGCAGGCCCACGACTACGACGAAGTCCAGGCCGCGCTCGGCCGCAAACTGCGCGGCGCGATGATGCGCCTCGAAGGAGGCAAGTGATGTTGACACAAGAGAACATGCGGACATGGTCCGACCCGCGCATCGCGACATTGAAGAGGATGTGGGAGGCCGGTTTTTCGGCCAGCCAAATTGCCGGCGAACTCGGCAACGTCACCCGCAATGGCGTGATCGGCAAAGTGCATCGGCTCGGCCTTTCCGGGCGGCACAAGATACGAACTTCGGAGAGGCCGCAACGCGAGCGCAAGGCGCGCCCGGCGCGCTTTCTCGTGGAACCGCGACGTCCGACACGCGTCGCGGTCGCGCTGCTGGGAGCCGTTGCCATCGAGGCTGAGGCGCCGGTGATCTACGACAATGTGGTGCCGATCAGCCAGCGGCTTTCGTTGAACGATCTGACCGCGGCCACGTGTCATTTCCCGGTCGGTGATCCGACCTCTCCGGATTTTTTCTTCTGTGGCGGCAAAGCGCTGAAGGGCCTGCCGTACTGCGCGCACCATTCGCGGATCGCCTATGTGCCGGCCGCCGATCGCCGCAGGGTCGACGGCGGAGCGCAACAATGACGGTGAGCAAACGCACCTGTCGGGGGGGGGTATGTCGATAGCCGACTCCCTGCTCGCGGAATTGCGCGCGACCGACGATCTGTTGCGGGCGTTCGTGCTCGCAAGGATCGCTAACGACTACGGCGAAGGCTTCGCGCGCGCGTTGCGCGAGGAGTTCGATCGACAAGCCGAGCGGAGAGAAAAGGCACAATGACACAGAGCAGCAAGAGAAAACCTGATCGAAGTCCGCGCGGACGAAACGAGCACCTCACGCATGATGAGATTGCCAGCATAAGGCTGCGCTTCAATGAGGGCGCGCCATCGACCGTCGTCGCGGGCGAGATGAGATGCACCATTCGAGTTGTTCAAAAATATTATGCAATGTTCCGCGGAAACGGCGTTCATCGGAAATCGCGGAGACTCGCGGCCCCTGCTCGCGTGAAAGATCGCGCGGAATTCGACGCCATAAAGCGCTTGCGGTTTTACACCTCTGATTTCGAACTCTGAGCGTGGATATCATGACCGCGCGCCGCCCCATCCGCGTCTGCGATCACGCACTGTTGCGCTTCATCGAGCGCATCGGCGGTCTGGATACCGAGATGCTGCGCGCGAACCTTGAAGCCTCATTGCAGCGGTCGGTCACCGCCGCTGCGAAGATCGGCTGCAAAGAGCTGGTGGTGGTCGCGGACGGCAACAAATACGTCATCGTCAATGGCGTCGTGGTCACGGTGCTCGACGGCAAGATGGGCTTCAAACGGGTGAAGCCACGCCGATGACGGAAAAGCTGCCCGGCGTCTTGGCGGAAATCGCGGAGCTCGTTGGCGAGCAGGCCGCGCTCGCCATCGCCTCGCGCGCCGGCGGCACCCGGATCTACTTCCCGGCCCATGCCGACGACAAGCACTGGCTGGTGGCGAGCATCGGCCGCGCCGCGGCCGACAAGGTCTGCGCGCATTTCACCGTCGACGAACGCCGCGGCCAGCGCATCGAGATTCCGCTTTATGTCGGCGGCACCTTTCAGCAGCTGGTGCGGGCCGTGGCCGCGCGCGTGCACAAGCTCGACGCGGAGGGCGCGTCCTCGACCGAGATCGTGCGCAAGGTTGGCATCACGCAGCGCTCGGTGCATCGTCACCGCGCCCGCCATCGCGGCAACAAGGACGGCAAGCAAGGCCGGCTGCTGTGACCGAGTTCATCACCATCGTCGCTCAGCTGCTGTTCATCGGCGTGATCCTCGCGAGCATTCTTGTCGTCTCGCGATAGTGTGAAACAGGCGCTTCACGTGAAACACGCGCGGCACTGACATCTGTCAGGGTTATCAATTTCGGGAAATTACGGGATTCATGCTCTTCGCTTTGGGGGTTGTGAGTCTTGCGTCGCTTCGTATTTTTCTGCGCGGTGGTCTGGTCGCTGTTCGCCGTTGCGGGCGTGATCGGCATCAAGGCCGCCCGCGCCGAGGTCGCGACCTGGTGGGGCGAGGATACCGATTTCGATGCCGCCGTTCTGGCTCGCGGGCGCGCTGATCCGCAGGCCTGCGCTGACTATCCTCAGGCAACCTGCACTTGCGCGCATTCCCGCTTCGCGCTCGGCACGCAACTGAAGGTCGCCTATCACGGCCGCAGCGTCGTCTGCCGCGTCAACGATATAAGGCCGTTCGCTTGGACCGATGCCGATATCGTTCTCTCGTTCGGCGCCGCGCGCGCGCTGGGCATCGTCAACCCCGGTAACGCCCGCGTGTCGATCAAACGGATGGGTCGGCTCGAATGAGGGGTGGCCTTGAAAGAGCGATGCCGATCGAGTTGCGCTACGAGGGCGGCTTCGCCGATCGCGGCAAGGCGGATCGCGGCGGACGCACCCTCGAAGGCGTGACGTGGCGGGTCTATGATGGCTACCGCGACCGCAAGGGTTTGCCGCGCCGGCAGTTGACGCCGCAGATGCGCAACACGCCGGAATGGATCGCCGAGCGCAACGAGATCTACCGCTTTCAGTACTGGAACGCGGTGCGCGGCGACGAACTGCCTTCCGGTGTCGACCTCTTCATGTTCGATAGCGGCATCCTGTCCGGACCTTACCAGGCGACGCTTTGGTTGCAGCGCAGCCTCGCCGCGGCCGGCGTCTACCATGATGTGGTCGACGGCCATATCGGCGAAGGCACGCTGGCAGCACTTGAGGCACATCCCGACCACCGCGCACTGATCGCGGACATGGCGTCGCGCCGGCTCGGCATGATGCAGACGCTGGACACCTGGTCCGCGAACAAGGGCGGCTGGACCGCGCGGGTCGCCAACGTCAAGGGTATCGGTCAGGCCTGGGCCGCAAACGATCACGCGGCCGCGCCGGAGCCGGTCGACGCGCATGAGGACGGGCACGACAAGGCCTATGCCAGCGACGTGGCGCAGCCGGCGATCGACGCCGGCGACGCGGTCAAGGGCGGACTCGGCAGCGGCGGTGTCAGCCTCGCGATCGATGCCGCCAAGAATCAGATCGAGCCGCTTGCCTATTCGTCGGACTGGCTGATGCGAGTCTTCACAATCCTGACCATCGCGAGCGTCGTGATCGGAATGGGCGCGCTGGCCTATTCGCTGTGGGCGAACCGCAAGTCCAAAAAGGCGCGGCGCGCGCTCGACGGCGAGATCATGGCGACCGTGCCCGATACCTACATGCCGGAAGGGCAGCCCGCATGATCTGGATGGATGCGATCGGACTCGGATGGCTGCGCGAAATGCTCGACGCGGCCAGCACGTTCGCCGGCGACGTGTTCTGGGATGTCGCCACTTCGGTGCCGGTGCTGATCGTCATCGCCGCGATCGGCGTTGCGGCGTTCGTGGTCGCGCATGTGCCGTGGTGGGTCGAACGCTTCTTCCCCGCGGCCATTCCCTACACCAGGGCCGCGATGCTGGTGCAGTACCTCGCGGCCGCGGCCTTGTTCTTTCTCTTCGGCTTCAACGTCGCCGACGATCGCGCCGACCTGGCGCGGATCAAGAACGATCTGGCCTATTCAGAATTCATGCTCGATCAGCAGCGTCAGGTCGCCGATGATGCCGACAAGCTGAAGCGCGCGGCCGACGCGGAGGCGACTGTAGCGAAGGGACAGCTCGATGTGTATCGTCAGAAGTTCGGCCTCGATCCGGAGGCTGGCTGTCCTAAGCCTCCTGGTTACGACGACTGGCTGCAGCCTCTTCAGCGCCGACCGCGGCACGCCCGCGCCAGCGCCGACCGACCACAGCGTAACCTTGTCGCGCGAGTGCGAGCGCTTGCTGAAAAACGTCGATGATCCGCAGGTCGGCGCAGATCCATGGTACGCGGTCGGCGAATACGCCGTCGCGCTCGGCGAAGCCAACGGCAACATCGACGCGGGGCGGACGTGTCAGGAAAAACAGCGCAAGCGGCTGGCGAAGGGGAAGTGATGATTTCGTGGGCTGATCTCGCGCCTTGGGCTGGCTTTGTCTTTTCGATCATTGTGTTGCTTCGATCGGAGTTCAACGGCCGATCTAAAAAGATCGAAGAGCGCTTCGTCTCGATCGAGACGTGGCTCGAAAGCAAGGCCAGCAAGGATCAATTCGGGTTTCTCGCCGGCAAGCTCGACATCGTAGAGGACAAGGTAACGATCGTTCAAAACGATTTTAAGCATCTCCCGGATAAGGAGACCACGCACCGGCTGGAGCTTTCGATCGGCGAAATGCGGACGGAAATGCGGGGTCTCTCGGAGCAGATGAAGCCTATCCGGGAAATGGTGGCCCGCGTGCAAGACGTGGTCCTCGAAAAGGTGATGGAAAAAACATGAAGGATATCATTCGCCAGGACGCGCGGCTCATCATCCTGCGCGAACTCTACGCGCAGGCAAATTACTCGTTCAACGACGCGCTGCTGCAGGCGACACTGGAGGGCTTCGGCATCGCCAAGACGCGTGAATGGGTGCGCGAGGAGATCAACTACCTGGTCGAGGTTGGCGCGGTGACAAAGACGGCCGTTGGCTCCGTCGTCGTCGCGACCTTGCTTCCCAAAGGCGTTGAGCATGTCGAGCGCCGGCAACTGATCGAAGGTGTGAAGCGGCCGTCTCCGTTGGAGGGGTAAGCCGATGGCGCGCGCCGACCACGAACGCCGCGGTCGCGGCCGTATCTCGGAAATTGATCGCCTGCCCGCCTGGGCCGATGAAGCCAGGACGTGGGCGTTCGAGCAGCTCAAAGAGCGCAAGCTCACCCAAGGTGAAATCCTCGACGGTTTTAATGCACGTTTAAAAGCAGCGTCGATGGCGGAAGATGCCAGCGCCGAACCGCCAATGATTTCCCGCTCGGCATTCAACCGCACCGCCATCCATATCGCGATCCACGGCCGCCGCCTGGCCGAGACCCGCGAGATCGCCGCGGTGCTGGCGCCGAAGCTCGACCAGGCCGGCGACAATTCGGTGACGTTGATGGTGGCGGAAACCATCAAGACGCTGATCTTCGAAATGCTCAGTAACGCCGGCGAGCTCGCGGCCGATGGCGACACCGCCGAAATGCTGATGATGACCGCGCGCGCGCTGACCGCGGCCGAGCAGGCCAAGAAGATTTCCAGCGAGACCCGCAAGAAGATCGAGGCCGAGTTCAAGGACAAGGCGGCAAAGGCGGTGGACGTTGCCGCGAAGTCGGCCGGGCTGTCGGCAGATGTGGTCAACAAGATCAAGGCGGATATCCTCGGCATCAAGCCGGGAGCGAAGTCATGACGCATCAGTGTCCCGTCGGCAGCTGCGCGATCAGCGTCCCATCGCACATCTTCATGTGCGCACGGCATTGGCGGTTGGTGCCGAAGCCATTGCAGGCAGCGGTTTACGCATCCTACCGATCGACCGGACGGTTGAGCGAGAACCATCGTGAGGCGGTCCGCGTTGTCGAGCAAACGGAAGCTGGTCGGACTGCGTTGCAGCTGTCGTCCGGCATGAAGGCGCTGACGATCTGGCAGCCATGGGCGTCGCTTGTGATGATTGGTGCTAAGCCATTGGAATTTCGCAAGTGGAACTTTGCCGACAGGCCGCATCTAGCAAGGCTGATCGGGCAACGCATCGTGGTTCATGCCGGCGCGCGTCCGGTGCGCACGTCTGAGTTGGCAGATGTGCTGGTTCGGATCGACGAAGGTGAAAGCGCGCTCGATGCCAGGATCGCACGGCCGTTCGGCGCGGCGCCGCTGGCGGCGGCGCTCGGCACGGCAATCCTGGGTGAGCCGCGAAGCTGCATGGACCTTTTCAAGGATGTGGTCGCCGACAGCGACCGAATTGACGAACACATGTACGGCTGGCCGCTGTCCGATGTGCAGCCGTTTGCACAGCCGATCCCGGCGAATGGCGCGCAAGGCTTCTGGAATTACACGTGACCGACGCGCGCGCCATTACCCAGGAGCAATGGGCCGATGTTCGCCGCGCGGGCATGCTGGCCGGCGCGCAGCTGGCGCAGCAGGGCGCCGGCATCGCGGACATCCTGCTCGGCTACCAGAAGCGCTTGCTGGCCTCGACCGCGACCAATGCGGTGACGGTGTGCGAGAAGTCGCGGCGCATCGGAGCGACTTGGGGCGTCGGCTCCGACGCGGTGCTGACCTCGGCGGCGGCCAAGTCCGCCGGCGGCATGGACACGTTCTACATCGGCTACAATCTCGACATGGCGCGCGAGTTCATCGACGTCTGCGGCATGTGGGCGCGATCGTTCAACCAGGCGATCACCGACGCCGGCATTCAGGAGTTCATGTTCGACGACGGCGATCCGGATTCCAAGATCAAGGCCTTCCGAATCAAGTTTGCCTCCGGCTTCGAAATCATCGCGCTGTCCTCGCGTCCGCGGTCGCTGCGCGGCATGCAGGGCTTTGTCATCCTCGACGAAGCCGCGTTCCATGACGATCTCGCCGGCATGATGAAGGCCGCGATCGCACTGCTGATGTGGGGCGGCAAGGTGCTTGTGATCTCGACCCACCTCGGCGACGCCAACCCCTTCAACAAGCTGATCCAGGACGTGCGCGGCGGGCGGCTGCCCTATCATGTCGAACGCTACACCTTGGACGACGCGCTGCACGACGGGTTGTATCAGCGGATTTGCCTGGTCACCGGCAAGACCTGGTCAGCGGAAGCGGAGGCGGAATGGCGCGCTTCTATTATCGCGTCCTACGGCGACGACGCCGACGAAGAGCTGTTCTGCATCCCCTCGCAAGGCGGCGGCATCTATCTGCCGCGGCCATTGATCGAAGGGCGCATGATCGGAGATCTCCGCGTGTTCCGCCTGGAGCGGCCGGCCGAGTTCACCTATCTGCCGAAAGAAGTTCGCGAAAGCGACATCCAGGCGTGGTGCGACGGGCACCTTAAAGAGGCCTTGAAGGCGCTCGACAAGGATCGACAGCATGGCTTCGGCCAGGACTTCGCGCGCAACGTCGACCTTTCCGTCATCGCGCCGATCGAGATCGGCAAGACCTTGAAGCGGACGGTGCCGTTCGTGGTCGAGATGGGCAACATCCCGTTTGAACAGCAGCGCCAGGTGCTGTTCTACATCTGCGACCGGCTGCCGCGTTTCATCGGCGGCAAGATGGACGCCACCGGCAACGGCGCCTACCTGGCCGAAGTTGCAGCCCAGCGCTACGGCGCGGGGCGCATCGAGCAGGTCAAGATGACCGCGCAATGGTATCTGGAAAACTTCCCGCCGATGAAGGCGGCGTTCGAGGACGGCATGCTGTGGGTGCCGCAGGACGCCAACCTGCTCGACGATCTCTCGATCGTGACCACGGTGCGCGGCATTCCGCAGATCCCGGCATTGCGCACCACCGGCACGGACGGCCGCAAGCGCCACGGCGATTTCGCAGTGGCGCTGGTGCTGGCCTATGCGCAGACCCGCGCCGGAATTGTCGAGTTCGGTTATCGGTCGGCGTCGACCGATGCGCGCCCGCGCGACGGCGGGCCGCCGGATGAGGACAGCGCCGGCCGCGACTGGTGGCGGCCGCCGCTCGGCGCGGGATTACGGGGGGGCATATGAGCAACATCGATGACGCCGCTCTAGCTGGTGCGATCAAGAAGATGCGCAAGCTTCGTCTTGTCGATCATGTCCCGGTTAAGGACGCGCCGCCGCCTTCAATCACATTTCTATCGGTGATGAAGACCGGACTCGGTGGATGTTTTCAGGATGCTGCGCTCGAATACATCTTCCGACATTTCCTGAAATACTACGAACAGGAACGCTCGAAAAATGGCTGACACCTATTCCCTGCTCGATCAGTACGGCAACCCGATCAAGCGCGAGCTGCTGACGACGGAAATCGCAGGCCCGACCATCACCGGCGTGCGCTCGCCGATCGCGGGCTATCCCGGCGACGGGCTCAATCCGCGCCGGCTCGCCAGCATCCTGCGCGATGCCGACCAGGGCAACCCGCTGCGGTTCTTCGAACTGGCGGAAACGATCGAGGAGCGCGACCCGCATTACGCCGGCATTCTCGGTACCCGCAAGCGCAGCGTGGCGCAGCTCGACATCACGATAGAGGCCGCCGCCGAGACGCCGGAAGCGAAGACGCATGCCGACTGGATCGAGGCCATGCTCAAGCGTGATACGATTCAGGCGGAAGTGTTCGACATGCTCGATGCGATCGGCAAGGGCATCAGCTTTGTCGAGATTATCTGGGACACTTCGGAAGGCGACTGGAATCTTGGCCAGCTGATCTGGCGCGACCCGCGCTGGTTCGAGTTCGATCGCCGCGACGGCACAACGCCGCTATTGCTCGGCGACTATGACAGCGCGGGCGTCGGCACAGTCATCAACAGCATGGGCCGGAATCCGCTGCCCGCATTCAAGTTCATCACCACGGTGATCCGCGCCAAGTCCGGCGTGCCGGTCCGCAGCGGCATCGCGCGGCTCGCCACCTGGCATTGGATGTTCAAGGCATACGCACAGAAGGATTGGGCAATCTTCACCCAGACCTTCGGGCAGCCGGTGCGGGTCGGCAAATATCCGGCCGGCACCACGGAGGCCGACAAGGACACGCTGTTCCGCGCGGTGGCCAACATCGGCGGCGATTGCGCCGCGATCATTCCGGAATCGATGCTGATCGAATTCGTCGAGGCCGCCAATGTCGGCGCCAGCCACACGCTCTACAAGGAACGCTGCGAATTTCTCGACCAGCAGATGTCGAAGGCGGTGCTGGGCCAGACCGCGACCACCGACGCCGTCGTCGGCGGGCTTGGCTCCGGCAAGGAACATCGCCAGGTGCAGGAGGATATCGAGCGCGCCGACGCTAAGGCGCTGGAGGCGATCCTCAATCGCGACCTGGTGCGTCCGGGGGTGCAGCTGCAGTTCGGTCCGCAGAAAAAATATCCGCGGCTCAAGATCGGCCGGCCGGAAGAAGCCAATGTCGAGCAGACCGTCAACGGCGTGGTGCGCCTGGTGCCATTCGGGCTGCAAGTCGAGAAGAGCTGGATGCGCGATCTGCTCGGCGTGCCGGAGCCGGCCGCGGGCGCCGAGCTGCTGACGGCGCCGGCCGCGACGCCGATGTTCGGTGGCGGATTTGGCGGCCCGCCGGCACTCCAATCGCAAGCGGTGCGGCGTACCGCCGATGATATCGCAGCACTTGCGGCCGAGGCCGAGCAGCTGGCGCAGCCGGCGTTCAACGACATCGTCGGCGAGATCCGCACCACGCTGCAGAGCGCGACCAGTTTTGACGACGTGCGCGCGCGGTTGAAATCGCTGAAGCTCAAGCCGGACAAGATGGCGAGCGCGTTGCGGCTGGCGCTGGTGATGGCCCAACTCTCCGGCCGCGCCGACATATCAGATGCTGCGACCTAAGCTCATCCTTCCTTCCGATCTCCGCCTGCGGGGATGCTGTTGCGGCGCGCCACACACCGCGCTGCAAGCGGTCAACGTGAGAGCGTTCAACACCGATCCGGTCGAGGCGATCGACTTCATCCGCAAGAAACTCGACGTGGGAACGTCGAGCTGGACGGATCTGTGGCAGCAACAGCATTCGGTCGCCTTCAGCGTCGCCGGCGCGCAGTCCGAGGCGTTGGTGAAAGATTTTCACGACGCGGTCGACAAGGCGATTGCACAAGGCGAAACGCTGGAGACGTTTCAAAAGGACTTCGATCGCATCGTCGAGGATCACGGCTGGAGCTATAACGGATCGCGCGGCTTTCGCTCGCGCGTCATTTTCGACACCAACGTCAACACCGCCTATGCCGCCGGGCGCTGGGATCAGATACAGCGCGTCAAGGATCAGCGGCCGTATCTGCGCTACGTGCATCTCGAAGGCCAAAAGAATCCGCGGCCGGAGCATGAAGCGTGGGGGAACTACAACGGCACCGGAGTGATCCTGCCGGTCGACGACGAATGGTGGCTCACGCACTACCCGCCCAACGGCTGGTTCTGCCACTGCACGGTGCAAAGCCTGTCAGAGGATGACCTTCAACGTTACGGCTACACCGTGTCGGACGCCGCCCCGGACTCGCCGCTGGTCGCGCACCTGGTGGACGGCAAGACCGTGATGGCGCCGGAGGGCATCGATCCCGGCTTTGCCTACCGCCCGGGCGAGCAGCCGGTGGTCGATGGCGGCGAATAGGGCATCCCCTGACAGGGTAAAAGCCGGAACCGGGAGTCCGGGCCACGGGAGGGCCTGACAGGGTTTGGACGCCCCGATGTCGCGCCCGGAGCCTTAAAACGTAAATTGAAGCACCTGTGGCCCGGCGTGGCGGGTTTTAACCCCACCGCCGGCGTCCCGAATCCCGCCCGGCCCCTGACAGGTTGTTTCACGGCGGAATCCCGTTTCACGGGAAACCGCGGCCGGACCGCCCTATACGTCCCTCTTCAGCTTGCGTTTGCGCCAGGACGGCAGCTTGCGGTCGGGGTCGAACTCCGGCTCGGCGTTGATGCCCTTGCGCAGGCCGAACGCCATCGCACGTTCCATCAGGAACATGCACCCACCTTTTTCACTAATCGGCTTTATGAGCGTGACGGCGGGCCACCAGTGGTCGGCACCGCGCTCGGCTCTGGGCAGGCTGGTCATGTAGCGGGCGGCGTCGAGCAGCGTCACCAGGGCCTTGCGTTTGCCGGGGACGGGAATCGGTTTGTAGAATTCCTGATCCCAGAACAACGATGCGGTTCCGATATCTGCGCCGCCCTGACACCTGTCAGGGTTACGAATCCTAACATGTGCGGCGAGTGTAGCCGCATGTCGGGGCAGAATCCAAACAGCACAGCGTTGCAGGTCGCGCTTGGCGTCGGCGCGGAGATCGCGCTTAACGCCAACGGCAGCGGCGCGGCCGACTGGATCATGCTGTTGCCGATCGCCGCCGGCGGCCTGGTCGCGACCGTCGACAGCCGCGGTCCCTATCGCGTGCGCGATGCCGCAAAGCTCGCGACCGACAGCCTGCAGCGCGCCGGCGGCCGGCTGCCGATCGACGAAAACCATTCCACCGATCTCGCCGCGCCTCGCGGCGAGCCCGCGCCGGCGCGCGGCTGGGCCACCGAACTGCAAGCGCGCGCGGATGGCATCTACGGCAAGGTCGAATGGTCGGCGCCCGGCGCCGCGCTGATGAGTGAGCGCGCCTATCGCTTCATTTCGCCGGTCATCACCCACGACGCCGCAGGCTACGTGCTGGCGATGCCGCGGGCGTCGCTGGTCAACACACCCAATCTGCGCGGCATGCCCGCGCTCAACTCGGAGAACGTCCCCATGGATCAACTGCTCGCCGCCCTGCGCAAGCTGCTCAACCTTCCCGACACTGCCGACGAAGCCGCCGTGCTCGCCAAGGTGAAAGATGCGTGCGGCGGCGCCACCGCGATGCAGTCGATCGCAAAGGCCGCCGGCCTTGCCGAGTCCGCCGACACCGCGACCGTTCTCTCCACCGTCGCCACCTTGAAGGCCGGCACCGCGCTGCAGTCGATCGCCAAAGCGGCGGGCCTCAAGGATGATGCCGATGCGCCGTCGATCGTCACCGCCATCACCACGCTTGCGTCGGGCGCTGCCGGCGACGCGGCCAAGACCATCGTGGCGCTGCAGTCGGAGCTCAAGGATATCGGCACCCGCTTGACCACCGTGCTGACCGCGGCTGCGACCAAGGACGCTACCGCCTTTGTCGATGGCGCGATCAAGGAAGGCCGTGTCGGCGTCAAGCCGATGCGCGAGCACTACATCTCGATGCATGCCGCGGACCCCGCGCGCGTGGAAAAGGAAATCAACGCAATGCCGAAACTCGGCCCCTCCGGCGCGCTGCAGACCGCGCCGGAAGTCAAGGACGGCCAAGTTTCGCTCAATGCCGAGCAGCTCGCCATCGCGAAGCTGATCGGGACCAGCCCCGAAGCCTACGCCAAGACGCTTGCGAGTGAACGGGCTTCGGCCTGATCGCGCGCGCCCGCAAACACATCACGCGCGGCTGAGGCCGCAACCAGGAGACCATGATGGCCTTGACTGCCGACCGCAACACCCCGCGCCTGGAAGGCGCCTTCAAATCGCTGCTGATGTCCGCCTCGAAGATTTTCGCGGGCGCGATCGTGATGCGCAACGCCACCGGTTACGCCACCAAGGGCGCCACCGCGCTGGCGCTGCATGGCGTCGGCATCGCCCAGGAGCAGATCGACAACTCAGGCGGCAGCGCCGGCGATCTGTCGATCAAGGTCCGCGAGGGCGTGTTCCGGGTCGCCAACTCCGCGGCGGCTGATCAGATTGTCGACGATGACATTGGCAGGCTCTGCTACGCGGTCGACGACGCGACCGTTGCCAAGACCAGCGGCAGCAACACCCGCTCCGTCGCCGGCATCGTCGCCGGCGTCGATGATCTCGGCGTGCACGTGCTGTTTACGGAAACCGCGCTCGCAGCCTATCTCGCCAACCGCCGCGTGTTCGTGCCGCTGCGGGTCGCGACCCTGGTCGGCGCCAACGTCTACCGGCAGCTGTCGGTCCATGCCGGCCGCGTCGTCAAAATCTGGTCGGTGATCGAGGGCGTGCTGACCACCGGCGACGCCACGCTGACCCCCAAGATCAACGGCGTCGCGATCACCACGGGCCTCCTCACCATCACCCAAGCCGGCTCGGCCGCGGGCGATATCGACACCGCGGTCCCGACCGCCGCCAACGTCGTCGCGGTCGGCGACGAACTGTCCGCCCTGGTCGGCGGCACCAACGCCACCGCCACCGTTTCCAACGTCATGTTCGAAATCGAGCGCGACTGATCGCGCTGCACACGTAACCACAGCCTCCAAAGGGGACCGCCACCATGATGATCAATTCCTCCAACCTTGACGGCCTGCGCGTCGGCTTCAAGACCGAATTCCAGTCTGGTCTTGGCCTCTCGTCGTCCGAATACAAGGACGTTGCCACCGTCGTTCCCGCCAGCACCAAAACAGTGAAGTACGGCTGGCTCAAGAACCTGCCCGGCGTGCGTGAATGGATCGGGCCACGCATGATCCAGAATCTCAGCCAGGGCGATTACGCAATCACCGAGAAGCCGTTCGAGCTGACCCTGGGCGTCGACCGCGACGATATCGAAACCGACAACCTCGGCATCTACGGCCCGATGTTCCAGATGATGGGCGAGTCGACGGGATCGAAGTGGGACGAGCTGACGTTCGGACTCTACAAGCTCGGCTTCTCGGTCAACTGTTTCGACGGCCAGTTCTTCTTCGATACCGATCATCCGATCACCGCCGCGGACGGCAGCGAGACCACCTACGCCAACACCGACGGCGGCGGCGGCACTCCATGGTTCCTGGCTTGCCTGTCGAAGGTGCTGAAGCCGGTCATCCTGCAGCGGCGCAAGGATTTCGATTTCGTCGCCAAGGACGATCCGAAAGACGATCGCGTGTTCTTCAACAAGGAGTTCGTCTACGGCTCCGACGCGCGCGGCAATGTCGGCTTCAGCTTCCCGCAACTGTGCTGGGGGTCGAAGCAGACGCTCAACGCCGCGAACTACAAGATCGCGCTCGCCGGGATCGAAGGCATGAAGGGCGACGGCGGGCGTCCGCTCGGCTTGAAGGACTTCACCCTGGTGGTGCCGCCGAGCTTGCGCGAGGAAGGCCAGAAGCTGCTGGTCAGCGAGAACGATGCGGCCGGCGCGACCAACCCCTGGAAGGGCACGGCGAAGCTCAAAGTCACGCCCTGGCTCGCGTGAGCGTAAGCCATGACGAAGAAAAAGACTGCCAAGGATTCAGCGCCGCAACAGACTGCCCAGGCAACTGGGCAGGCGGCAGGTGCGGTCGACACGAATGCGTCGATCGCCGGGGCCGGCGCAGAAGCGCCGGCCAACGATACGTTCCGCGGGCATGTGGCGACAACGGAGGCGGCGGAGACTATCGCCGCCGCCTCCGGGACTGCGGCGCTCGCGTCGACGCTCGCGGCCGCCGAATTCATCACGGTGTCGTTTCCGCTGCCGGCCGGCATTCCCGACGTGATGTTGCAGGCCGCTTCAATCGTGGTGAAAGCAAAGTCGCCGCGCGGCCGGTGGCGCGCCGGCCGCCAGTTCACGCGCGAGGAGACGGCGATCCCTTATCCCGATCTCAGTGCCGATCAGATCCTGGCGCTGACCGGCGATACCGAGCTCGTGGTCACGGTGCGATTGCCAAGACCGGGCTGAGAACAAATTTCGCGGGGTAGCGCAGCCCGGTTAGCGCGCGTGGCTCATAACCACGAGGTCACAGGTTCGAATCCTGTCCCCGCAACCAGGTTTCTAAAATTCGCGCGGCGGCTCTCCGGGGTCCTGACAAGCCGCGCGGGTCGCGGCGCCAGAACGGCGCTTTCCCGGTCGCGGTTTCACGGACTCCGCGGCCGGGCCGCACGCAACCGAGGGAGCCAATGGACGCGACGGCAGACCAGGCGAACAACGATCGAGGCCGCGCGCCGCGCTGGCCGCGGGAGGTCGTGGTCGAGCATGACGACGGCACGGTGTCGCTGCTCGCGGATGTCAGCGTCACGGCCGGCACGGTTCGCGCGCGCCGCGCTGGCGATCGTTTTCGTGAGGACAACTGATGGCGCTGTGGTCCACCGAACTTACCACCGGATGCTTCGCGCGCGCCGAAGCCGACGAACCGATGTTCGTGCTGCGCGCGCGCGACGCGCTGGCGCCGTGGCTGGTCCTTGCCTGGGCAATGCTGCGGACGCTGCAGATCTGGATCGGCACCAAGCCGGCGAGCGATTTCGAGCGCTGTGACGAAGCCCGCGCGCTGGCAAAGCAGATGCGCGCCTGGCGAAAGGCGAACCGCCCGAAGAAGCCGGCACCCGAGGTGTCGCCGAGCGCGGCGCCGGCCGCGATCGTGTGGCAGGAAGGGTTACCCATCGATTGGGACTGCGGACCGGAGTCCACGTTGAGGGCCGGCCAATGACCTACTCCTCGCAAGCCGACCTGGTCGAGCGCTACGGCGAGTCGGCGCTGATCGATTGCACCGATCGCGCGACGCCGGCGGCGGGCGCGATCGACGCCGCCGTGGTGACGCGCGCGCTCGACGATACCGATGCGATGATCGATGGCTATCTGTTCGGCCGCTACGCGCTGCCGCTGGCGGCGCCGCCGCCCGTGCTGCGCGATCTGGCGCAGGTCATCGCGATCTACAAGCTGCACCGCGACTCCGCGTCGGACAAAATCACCGCGGATTATAACGGCGCGCTGAAGACGCTGGCACTTATCGCCAACGGCACCGTGCGTCTCAATGTCGCCGGCGTCGAGCCTGCATCGTCGGGCGCGTCCGGCGTGCGCACTACCGATCGGCCGCGGACCTTCACCGGCGATAGCCTGAAGGGCTTCATCTGATGACCGGCATCCGCATGGAGCTCACCGGACAGGAGGCCGCGCTCGCCGAGCTCGGCGGCTACATCGCGCGTGCGCGCAACCCGCAGGGCCTATTCGAGAACATCGGCGCCATGCTGACCACCTCGACGCAACACCGCTTCGATACCGGCGTCGGCGTCGACGGCTCGCCCTGGCCGCCAAGCTTGCGGGTGAAGAAGCACGGCGGCAAGACGCTGGTGTTGAGCGCGCGCCTATATCGTTCGTTCTCCTACCAGGCATCTGCCACCGGGCTCGAATTCGGCACCAACGTGATCTACGCCGCGCTGTTGAATTTCGGCGGCGATGTCGCGCACGCGGCGCGCAGTGCGGTGCTGCACTTCAAGACCAACAAGCGCACCGGGCAATCGCGCTTTGCGAAACCGGGCAAGGCCGATCGCGCGCAGAAGGTGGCGATCGGCGCGCACAGCGTTCACATGCCGGCGCGGCCGTTTGTCGGTCTCGATGATGATGACGATCGCTCCATCCTGCGCATCGCGGAATCGTGGCTATCAGGCGAAGCGGTGCCGCAGTCATGACCGCCGCAGCCAACGACATCACCCTGATCGACCTGGTCGCCGAGCGCATCGGCGGCCAGGTCGACGCGCTAGTCGGTTCAATCGAATTCATTGCCGAGCTGCAGGCCTTGATGGACCAGGGCGGGCTGCCGCAGCGCGAGGTCGGCGCCTTCGTGGTCCCGCTCGGCTTCGACGATCGCGGCGGCGAGTCCGCAGTCGGCATGCACACGCAAATGCTGGCCGATGCCATCGGCGTGGTTCTCTACGTAAAATCCCGCGGCGATCTGAAGGCGAAGAAGGCGCTGCCCAGGATCGAGCCGCTGATCAACCAGGTGGTCGACGCCGTCGCCGGCTGGACGCCCGGCAACACCTCCGGCGTGTTCCATGTCAAGCGCGGCCGACTCTTGCCGGGCGGCAACGGCATCATCGTCTACACCATCGATTTCGAACTGCTCGACCAGCTGAGGATTGCGACATGACCGACCACGAACAGCCGCAGCATGGCGGCAGCTATATCCGCGACAAGGACGGCAAGTTGACGCGGGTCGAGGACGGCGCTGTGACAGCGCCCGCGGAGATGCCGGCGCCGGCCGATGCGAAGCCGGCTCGCACGAAGAAGGAAAAGTAGACCCATGACCGATCCGATTTTTTATCGCCTGATGGTGCTGCTCGCAAAGATCGAGGGCACCTACGCGACCGACCCTACGCTCACCGGCGCAGCCAACGGCATCCTCGCGCAGAACATCACGATCAAGCCGATGGAAGGCCAGGACGTACCGCGCAACCTGATCCAGGCCTATCTGTCCGGACAGGCCACCATTCCGGCCGGCCTCTACATCGATATCGACTTCGACACCGAATACGCCGGCTCCGGCACGGCCGGCGTTGCGCCCGGTTGGGGGATTTTCGCCCGCGCCGCGGGTTGCGCCCAGGTGATCGTTGCCGACACGTCGGTGACCTACACGCCGATCAGCGAAGCGATGGAAAGCGTCTATCTGAAGTACTGGCTCGGCAACACGCTGCACGCCATCAAAGGCGCACGCGCCGATGCAACGCTCGGCATCAATGCGCAGGGCATTCCATCGATCCGCTGGAGTGTCAGGGGACTGTTTGTCGACCCGGCCGAAACCGCACGTGCGACACCGACGCTCACCAGCTTCATCAAGCCGCTCATTGCCAACACTACCAACACGCCGGTCTTTACGGTGAACGGCATCTCGCTGGTGGGGCGCAGCTATAATTTCAAGTTAGGCAACAAGCTCGAAACCCGGTTCCTGATCGGTAGCGACAACATCCCGATCGTCGATCGCGCGGAGTCGCTCGACCTGGTCTGCCAGGCCACACCGCTGACGACGATCGATCCCTACGGACTGGCCAAGGCGCAGACACGGGTCCCGGCCATCGTCACGCACGGCATCACCGCCGGCAACATCATCACGCTGTCGGCGCCGACCAGCCAGGTCAAGCGGCCGAGCGGCTATCAGAACAACCAGGGCGTCGCCGAATGGCCGCTCGGCCTCTCGCCGCTGCCGACCGCGGCCGGCAACGACCAGTTTTCGATGGTGCTCACCTAAAGAGCGCCGATCGCTACCGCCACCCACCGCAACGACTGTCAGGAGCTGCATCATATGAAAATCGTCGAACGCCCGACATTCACTCACGACGTGCCGGTGGTGACGCCGACCGACAAAGGGTTTGAGGATGAAACGCTGAACACCACGTTCAACTATCTCGACGTGGACGCGATCGACAAATTCGATACCAAGACCCTCGAAGGCACCTCCGCTCTTCTGGAAGCCGCCGTCGTGAGGTTCAACGGGCTGACCGACAACAACGATCGGCCGCTCGCCTACAGCGAAGAACTGCGCGCGATCATCCTCAAGCGGCAGAACATTCGTCAGGCGCTCTGCACCTATTACTTTGCCGCGCTGCTCAAGGTCAAATTGGGAAACTGACATGGGCCGCTCGGCAATGGGCGCGCGGCGCGCAGTCGGCGGCCCCGACAACCGACGATGCGGCCCGCGTGATGGAGGATGCGCGCCGCTCCGGCATGGATGCGCAGTCGCTGGAGAACCTGCGCGCGACGCTGGACGCGCCGGCGCCGCTGGCCGCGAACGAATTCGGTTTCGAAGGCGTATGGCCGGAGAATGCTCCGATCGTCGAAGCGTTTTTCGCGGTGGCAACACAATGGCGAGTGGCGCCGATCGGTGGCGGCGGTTTTGCCGGGATGGGCGGCGCGGCGATTGCGCCGGCGCACCCGATGTTCATCGGCCTGGATTACAGCGCGGCCCGCGTGTGCCTGGACGCGCTGGCGATCGTCGTCACGCCGGAGCGGTGGCGGGGCCTGCAGATCATGGAATTCGCGGCCTGTGCCGCGCTCAACGAGGGGCGCTGATCTAGGCATGCGCGTCTCGCTGCAAATCGATGGCGATGCGTCCGGGGCCGCGAAGGCGGCCTCGGATGCGTCCGGTGCTGTTACCGACCTCGGCAAACAGACCGATGCAATTTCACACGCCATTGAAGACGGTTTCAAGAACTCGATCGAGGCGCTTGAAGCTCTGAAGAACAAGAGCCAGGCGGCGGGCGCCGCCAACGACAACACCGCGGGATCTGCGCTGGGTCTCGCCGGCAAGTTGAGCCAGGTCGCCGGCGCGGCGCTCGGCGCTGACAACGCGCTCGCCAAGGGCGCGTCGGGTGCGGTGAATTTCGCCAAGGGCGTCGGCGACGCCGTGCGCGCGGTCGGCACATTCAATGTCATCGGCGCGGTGCTCGGGCTCGCGGTCACCGCCGCGAGCACGTTTTATGGCGTGATCAACAGCGGCAGCGGGGCGGCGTCGAAGGCGCTGGATGAACAGGCCCGCCAAGTCGGCATTGTGCGCGACGCCTATAGCGACGCGGCAAAGACGGCCGGCGAGTTCCTGACCCAAAGCAAGAATGTCACGCTGTTCCAGGCGCAGCAAAACCTGATCAGCCTGAAGGCCGAACAGCTCAAGCAGGTCACGCCGCTGGTCGCGGGCAATTCCTTCCAGCCGCAGATTCCGCAAGCGTTCGGTGGCGAGGCGGCGGGCGGCTTCGATTTTGCCAACGCCGCTAAAGACATCGGCCCGTTTCAGAAGGCGGTCGGCGACCTTTTTACCAGCATCGGGCTGGGGGCGCCGGAGCTTGCCAACGCCGCTGAAAACATCCGTCCGTTTCAGAAGGCGATCGACGATCTCCATACCAGCATCGCGTTGGGGACGCCCGATTTTGCCGCCTATCAGGACGCCATCGCTGCGGTCGGCCGGGCCGCGCAGGGCGCGAACCCGGCGCTCGCGGCTCAGGCCGCTGAGCTTCTTAACAACGCGCAGAAAGCCGCGGATGCGTCCAACGCGGTAAAAAAACAAGAAGCGATGCTCGCGCAACTGAGCGGCACCGCTACCGATGCGCAGAAGAAGTTGCTCGGCATCTCGACCGCGACCGACACCGGCGCCGGCTCGTTCGATCGGCTTTCCAGGGCGATGGACCGGCAGTCGGCCGCGCAGGCGGCCGAAGCGCAGACCGCCGGTCTGTCGGCCGGCGCGATTGCGCGATTGCGCGCCGAAGTTATTCTAGGCGAGGCGGCCAACCAATCCGGCGCCGGCGGCGCGGCCAAGTATGCCGCCGAGATCAAGGGGATCGCCGATCGCGCCGGCGAAGCCGCGCAGAAGTTGGCGCTGGCCAGGCTGCAATCGGACGCTGCATTTAACCGCGACCAGATCGGCCGCACTGCGATCGATGCGTCGGTCGCTGATCAGCTGCGCGGCGCGGTCGGCAACAATGCCGACTTGAATGGCACTGAGGCCAGCGCGATCCGTCTCAACGAGACGATGAAGGAGCTGAAAGGGACGACGCAGGAAGTCGCGACGGGCGCGTTCCGCGACTTCCGCACGGAACTGCAGAATGGCACGAACGTGTGGGAAGCTTTCGGCAAGGCCGGAGTCAACGCACTCAACCGCATCATCGACAAACTCGCTGATAAAGCATTCGACAAGCTGATCACAGGCGCCATTGGCAGCTTCCTCGGCGTCGGCGGTACCGGCACCGTCGCCAATGGCGGCATCGTGCTCGGAGGTGCCGGCGGCCCTGGCGTATTCGCCGCGGCGGGCGGCGGCAGCTTCGGTCCCGGCTGGGGCGTGGTCGGCGAGCAAGGCCCTGAGATCATCAAGGTCCACGCCGGCGGCGTCACGGTCTATCCGCACCAGGTCAGCAAACCCTATCTGCCGGGCTTCGCGGACGGCGGCTCGCTTAGTCCGTGGGGTAACGTTTCGCGATTGCCGCGCGGCGGCCAGGATAATCAGGCAAGCGGATCGCCGATGCAGCTGCAGGTATCGGTCGGTGTGACGGTCGACGAGAACGGCAACCTCAAAGCCTACGTCAAGAACGTCTCGACGCAGGCCGCGACCGACGGCATCAGCGACTTTGTCGGCAGCCAGGCCTTCGGTCATCACGTCGCTAACGCGGTGGTATCCGGCAAATCGGATGGTCTGATCTGATGACTGTCAGCTTTCCGCGCATCGACGTTCTTACCGCGGTCGGTTTCTCGCCGCCGTATTCGTTCGAGCCACTGCTGCGCCAGGAGCTGGGCATCCGGCAGGCGAACGGCGTGTCGATCGGCGTTGATTTTGGCTCCGCGCTGTGGGCTGCGGCCTACACAACGGAGGAGTTGCGCAATGATGACGCGCTCGATTACCAGGCGCTGCTGGCTTCGCTCAACGGCGTGGTCCATCCGTTCGAGGCGTGGGATCTGCGGCGGCCGGCGCCGCGGCTCTACCCGGGCGGTACCGCGGCGGCCAACGGCGTACTCCATTCGGTCAACGCCAACAACAAAGCGCTCTCGCTGTCCGGCCTCAATGCCGGCCAAGTCGTTTCGCGCGGAGATTATCTCTCGTTCGATTACCACGGCGAAGTCGATGGCGATTCCCGCGCGCTGCATCAGCTGGTGGAAACGATCGCAGCCAACGGCGCCGGCCTCACCGCCGAATTCGAGGTGCGCCCGCATCTGCGCGAGGGCTGGTCGCTCGGCGCGGCCGTCAACCTGAAAGCGCCGCGCGGTATCTTCACCATGCTTCCCGGCTCGATCGTTCCGAAGCAAACGCGCGGCAGCTTCGGCGTCATCAGCTTCTCTGCGATCCAGTTCCTGCCATGACCCGCGCACTCGATTCAGACAATTACGACTTGCTCAAGCGCGGCCGCTTGGTCGCGCGCGACTTCGTCCGCTTCGTGGTGCGCGACCGCGGAACCGGCTTGCCGGTCGAGGACTGTTACTGGTCCGATGTCGGCCGCATCACTGCCGACGTGATCGACCCCGGCACCGGCGGAATTCTTACACGGACTTGGCGGCCCGCGGGCGGGCTGATCACGATCTCCGATATTCCGTTGGTCTCAAACCTGACGGTGCAGAAGGTCGAGATCACGTTGTCGCAGGCGTCGCCGCGGATCAACGACTTGCTCCGCACCTATGACTGCAAGCAGGGCGTCGCGCAGGTGTGGCGCGGGTTGTTCGACCAGGACAATTACCGGATGCGATCGGCGGGCTTCCCGCGCTTCAACGGCACCATCGATCAGGCGCCGATTACCACCGCGAAGGAGAACGATCCAAGCGGCAATGCGAAGCTGACCTGTACGGCGAATACCCAAGAGCTGAAGCGCTCGAATCCGGATACCAGCTGCGATGCCTCGCAACGGTTGCGCAATCCGACCGATGATTTCTTCGCCGATGTCGCGGTTGTCGGCAGCTGGCAGCAATTCTGGGGCAAGGCCGGCGGCGCGCTCCGCACCTCCACCGGCGGCTTCGGACTGCCGAGGCTGCTCAAATGATCCGGCTCGGCACAACGGATGATCTGTCGCGCGCGGTCGAAATGCTCCGCGATTCACGCGCGGGCGCGGGCTTCGACGATCCGCAAGGTCCTAGCGGTTTTGTGTTCCCGTTCGTTCCGGCCTGCGCCGCGCGGTTGTTCGCCCGTTATGTCGACGCGCCGTCGATGCTGTGCCTGGTGTACGAGGTCGACGACGGCACTGTTCAAGGGCTGCTGCTGGCACACGCTTTCGAGCATGACTTCGGTCCGGTGCGGTTGGCGCAGGAGCGGGTGTGGTGGATTGATCCGACCTGGCGCGGCAACGCCGCGATGCGGATGCTCGATGCTTACGAGCGTTGGGCGAGAGTCGAGCATTGTGTGTTTGCCGGCATGGCGGGCATGGGCGACGATCCGGACGTGGCGGCGCTCTACCTTCGGCGCGGTTATAGAGCCGCCGAAAAGCACTTCTTGAAGGTGCTTTGAAATGGCGATTTTCACCGCAGCCGCGACCTTCTTGCTTGCCGGAACGTTTCTCGCCGGCAGCGCGTTCGCGACCGGTGCGCTGGCAATCGGTCTTGGCTTCGCAGCGCAGTTCGGCCTCTCTTACGCGGTCAAGGCGATCGCCGGGAATCAGAACCAGCCTTCAGCTGCGACCGACAGCTTCGGCATTCAAGGCACGTTGCGTGCCGGCGGCGCGGTGCCGCGCTGCTTTCCGCTCGGCTGGACTGCGGACCCAGGTCAACTCGTCTACGCCAATTATTGGGGCGATCACGATCAGACCCCGAATGCCTATTTCACCCAGGTCATCAAGGTATCTGACCTTCCGGGCTGCCAGCTGCTCAAGATCTGGGTCGGCGGCGAGCCATGCACCATCGACCTCGATCCGGCGCGCGAGCACCCTTACGGCAATCCGCTGGTCGAATACCGCAAGGACAACGAGGATCATCTCTGGGTCAAGTATTACGACGGCACGCAGACCGCCGCCGATCCGTTCCTGGTCAGCGCCGTGTCGTCGGTCGATCGGCCTTATGCGGCAACGCGCGTCGGCACCGGCTGCGCCTATGCAATTCTCACGTCGCTGACCGCCGACACGCTATTTACCGGCTTCCCTGAATTCCTGTTCGAGCTGTCGTCGATCCCGCTCTATGATCCGTCGCAAGACGACACGGTCGGCGGCTCCGGGCCGCATCGCTATGACGATCCGTCCACATGGGGCGGCGACGGCGACGGCTTCCCCGCGGTGCAGGCCTACAACGTGCTGCGCGGCATCCGCTATGAAGGCGCTTGGGTCTACGGCCTGCAAAACGCGACGGCCGGGACGCTGCCCGTGGCGAACTGGATCGCGCAAGTCGCGAAATGCCGCGCGCCGATCGACGGCGATGACGGGCCGGAGCCGACCTATCGCTGCGGCGGCATGATCAACGTCAACACACAGCCGGCGAACGCGCTGGAGCCGATCCTGACGGCGTGCCAGGGCAAGATATCGGAGCTCGGCGGCTTCTTCAAACTCCGGCTTGGCGCGCCGGACAGCCCGACGTTCTCATTTACCGACGACGATCTGCTCTCGTCCGAACCGCAAGTCTTCAAACCGTTCCTTGCGCTCGCCGACTCGGTCAACGGCATCCAGGCGACCTATCCCGACCCGACGCAGGGCTGGACGTCGCCGGCGACGGCGCCGGCCTATTACCGCACCGATCTTGAAGTTAGGGACGGCAACCGCCGCCTGATGGCAAACCCGTTCTTTGCGCGCGTGCCGTATCCGGCGCAGGTGCAGCGGCTGCAGAAGTCGGCGATCGAGGCAGGCCAGCGCGCGCGCTCTCACATCGTGTCGTTTCCGCCGCGGTACTGGCCCTGGATCGAGCCCGGCGAAGTCGGGGCCTGGACCTCAGTGCGCAACGGCTATGTCGACAAGTCGATGATTATCGATGCGTCGGTCGACGCAGCGAATCTCTCGACCGGCGCCAATATCAGCGAAACCGATCCGGACGATTACGACTGGGATCACGCAACCGAATTCCGGCCGGTGGCTTCGGGGCCAACCAGCATTCCGCGGCCGTCGCCGCAGGGTGTGCTCGATTGGGCGGCCGATCCGTGGACACTGCCGGATGCGGCGGGTATCGGCCGCCGCCCTGCGATCCGCCTTTCATGGGACGGCTCGCTGCCCGGCGTCGCCGGCGTGCAATACGAGGTGAGGCTGGCGGAAGACGGCTCCGATGTCACCAAGGGCCGCACCGACCAGCTTGCCGCCGGCGCGATCATCGTTTCGCAATCGCTGATCCCGGACGAGGACTATGAGGTTCGCGGCCAGTATTTGCCGAGCGCGCCGCGCGACATGCTGTGGTCGGCCTGGCTGCCGGTGACGACGCCGGACGTGCGGCTCGGTCTCGACGATTTCAACGATGGCGTGCGATACCAAGCGACCAGCCTGCACCAGCAGAATGCGCAAAAGCTGGCCGATCTGGAATCGCTGGTCGCGGGCGCCTTGGTCGACGTGGCGGCACGATCGCACGAAAACAAGGAAATCCTCAATCAGCAGTCTTGGGACCACCGCATCGATCTGATCGACCGCATCACGGTCGGCGATTCCCTGGTTTCGGCGTCGGTCGAGATCGTCCGCACCGTTGCCATCAGCGCCACGGCGGCCATCGCGGCGCTGACTATCTCGGTCGGCTCCAGCTTCGCCACCGTCAATGACCGGCTGACCACGGCTGAATCAAATATCACGATCAACGCGACGGCGATCTCGACCGCCAACAGCGCGGTCGCCGCCTTAAGCGCAAGTGTCACGGCGTCGCTGGCCGCGACCAATGCAAACGTCACGGCCAACACCACGTCGATCGCGACCAACGCCTCCGCGATCGCATCGCTCAGTACGAGCGTCACCGCATCGATCGGGTCGATTACTTCGTCGGTATCGTCGAACACGACCGCGATCACGACCTTGAACGGCTATGCCGCCGCGCAAGTCACCGTCAAGACCAACGTCAACGGCTATATCGTCGGCACCAATCTCATCAATGGCGGTGCCGGCCTGTCGGCGTTCATCGTCCAGGCCGACAAGTTCCAGATTCAGCTTCCGGGCTACAACGGCAGCTCGCCGGTTTCAGTGTTCACGACGGGCACGGTCAACGGCGTCACCTCGATCGGCATCACCGGCAACGTGTTCCTCGACGGCACGCTGTACGGCAGCGCGATCCGCGTCGGTACGCTGAATGCCAATGCGATCGTGGCCGGCTCGATCGATGTCACCCGGCTCGCGGTCAACAGCGTCGACATCAACAACATCATCGCTGGTGCGGCAACCAAATACTATTTCACGACCTATAGCGCTCAGCCAACCGGCGTCACCGGTACATTTAATCCGGTCTCCGGGTTCGGCTGCACGATCTTGTCAGGCCTCGCCCTCGTCACGTTCAACCTCGGGGTCAATTGGCCGAGTCTCACAGCGGTTAACCTCATCGTCGATGGATCGACCGTCAAGACGTGGTCGCTCACCGGGACCTTCGCTGCGGCGCTGACGTGGTTCGTCAATGGCCTTTCGAGCGGGGCGCACACCTTCGGCTTGCAGTTTGTGACCGGCGCTTCGCCGGACACCTGGGAACTCGGGCAATTCTACGTTCAAGACTTGAGGCGATAGCAGATGGCGATAGTCCCAACTTATTCGACCGGCACGGTTTCGGTCGCCCACGGTGCCACTGTGGTCGCGGCGGCAAGCGGCAGTCCGGTCTGGACCATCAATGCATTCGCGAGCGACCCTCTTGTCATTGACGGTTTCGGCCCCGTCGAAATCATGGGTGTCACCGACGACGGTCATCTGACGATCGAAAAATGGCCGTATACCTCGGTGGTAGGCTCGACCTACAAAATCTTGCAGATCGGCACGCTGCGCTTCGCGCCGGCCGCGATGGCGGTGTCGGTCAATCGCCTGGTCTCCGCGCTCGATGCGGACGGCTTCTACATTTTCGTCAAATCGACGGCGACCGCGCCGGACACGTCGAAGGGCGATGACGGGCAATTCGCGCGGCAGCCGTCGACGAAAAAGGAATGGCTCAAGACCGCCGGCGTCTGGGTCTACCAGGGCATCTACGCCACCTCGACCACCGGCCCGGACGGCACCGCCGCCGCGCCGCAATTCTCCTTTGCGGTCGACACCGACACCGGCATGTATCGCGTCGGCGACAACATCCTTGGACTGTCGGCCGGCGCGGCGTCGGTTCTGCAGCTCGACGGCTCGACGGCATCGAGCGCCACCGGCCTGAAGATCAAGTCGGCCGCGGTGGCGGCCGGGCTGGCGCTGTCAGTGCTTTCATCCGGCGCCAGCGAAGCCTTGACGATCGACGCCAAGGGCACGGGCACGATCACGATCGGCAGCGTTTCCACCGGCGTGATCGCGCTGGCGCGCAACACCGGCGTCACCGGCACCTTGAGCGCGTCCAGCGATTTCGCGATTGCTACCAATAAATTCACCGTCGCCGGCGCGAGCGGCAATACGGCTGTTGCCGGCACTCTCGCGGTTGCCGGCGTGAGCGCGTTGGCGGGCAACGTAACCATTGGTGCGGGCGGCGCTGCTGGCGTCCAAGCTGTCATCCTCCTTAATGGCGGCTCCGGCGCCGCTGGCGGCGGTGAAATTATTTTTCAAAACAACAACGTCACCAGTTGGGTCATCGCGCCGGACAGCGTCATTCAAGGCTCAGGGACTTCGAAAAATCTGGATATCTTTGCAGCTGGAGTTGGGAATGCGGCGCAATTCAACGTGTCGAGTTTGGCTCTGTCGCTTTATTCCACTACGGCCTCCACCACGACATCCACCGGCGCGGTCATAATCGGCAATGGCACGTTGGGCGGTCTCGGCGTCGGCGGCGATATCAACTGGACCGGCGCCGGGCTGACTTCGTATGCGCCGGCTACCCCGGTATCGACCGGCGGCGCGTTCACGACCGTATCGGCATCGATGGGCTTCAAGAAATTCGGCAAACTCACCTTCGTCGAGGGTGTTTTGACGATCACAACGCTCGGCTCGGCCACCGGCTTCGCGAGAATTGCGCTGCCCGTTACTCCGTTGGCTTCGATCGTTTTCGTTCTCGGCGCCTTTAACGGCAGCACGCAGTCGACGGTCAGCGCGACCGTCAACTTTGTGTCATCGAACGAAATGGCGATCGGCCTGACCGGGGCCGCAAACGGACAGTCGATCTACTACAGCGGCATATACTATTCCGCTTAATCCGGAGGGAAGGAAGCATCATGGCAATCGATCAAGGCACCGAAGTCATCGCCTTAACGTCGCAAGAGCGCACCTGGCGCATCAACATCGAGACGCCAAAGGGCGGGGAACCCGTGGTCACCGTGTGGCGCGAGACGGTGAAGACCGCTTCTGACGGTTCGATCATTTCACGCGAAGGCGTCGGCCGCCCCGTCGAGCGAAGCCTGTCGGCGATCGCCGGGCAGACCTACAACGTTGGCGGCAAGACCTACACGACGGCGGAGATCGCCGGGGCCATCGCCGTCATCGCCGACGCGTGGCGGCAGGAAGATATCGCCGCGGCACAACTCGCGGCCGAACAGGCCGCAGCGGCTCAACTGGCCGCCGAGGAAGCAGCCGCCGCAGCGGCTCAACAGCAGTCCGACCAACAGCAGAACGAAGGAGAGTGAGGGCACATGACGATGAAAAGACTCAGTCTGGATATCAACGGACAGAACGCGCTGCACGCGGCATTCCTGCAACTCGACGGCTACGACGAAGTCGCAAAAGGCGTCGACAACGGTCCTCGCATCGTGCGGGTGCCGTACAAGCTCGGCGCTGTCAGGCGCTCGACCGTGAAAAATCTGAATATGCTGCGGGCGTCGCTGTTGAGCTACGAGGAAGCGCACAAAGCGTTGATGCGCGAGACCTGGCCCGATGTCGAGGACGGTGCCGTGATCGAGAAGAAAGACGATCCGGAAAAGTTCAAGGCATTCCAGGCCGAGCAGAAGAAGATGCTGGAGGCCAAGGAAGAACTCGAATTGCATACCTTGCCTTTTGCGACGATGTATCCGGCTGACCCCAATGCGCGCGAATTTCCATCGACGGCGCTGGCGCCACTGGAACAGCACGGCCTGATCGAGGAGCCGCCGGCGACGGCCTGAATTTTTCAAGACTGGTCCCTGCCGGAGTGGCGGGGGCCGCAGCGCGCAAACGCTGCAAGCCGCGGGCCTGACTTGGCAGACTGACCCGCCCGACGAAGAGTAACCGTTCTCGCCGACCCGCCGCTGCTGCACAGGGACTGCACAGCACAGCGACGGTAGGCAGGCCGGAGTGTTTTGAGTAGATGGCAACGAGAGTTCTCTACAGGCCCGTTGAGCCTGTGAAGCCGGCCGCGGGCTATATCGGCGGTAAGAAGCAACTGGCGAAGGCAATCATCGCGTGCATCGAGAAAATCCCGCACGAAACCTACGCGGAGCCGTTTGTCGGCATGGGCGGCGTTTTCCTGCGCCGGCGCCGCGCAGCGAAGGGCGAGATCATCAACGACCGATCGGGCGACGTGGCGACGTTCTTTCGCATCCTGCAGCGGCACTACGTGCCGTTCATGGACATGCTGAAATGGCAGGTCACCGGCCGGCAGGAATTCGAACGCCTGAGGGCGGCCGACCCGGCGACGTTGACCGACCTGGAGCGCGCGGCGCGCTTCCTCTACCTGCAGCGCACGGCGTTCGGCGGCAAGGTGGCCGGCCGCAGCTTCGGCGTCGATCCTTTTGGCGGCCGGTTCAATGTCACCAAGCTGATGCCGATGCTCGACGATCTGCACGACCGGCTCGCCGGCGTCGTCATCGAGCGTCTGCCATGGGCGGAATTCATCGGGCGCTACGATCGGCCGGCAACGCTGTTCTATCTCGACCCGCCGTATTGGGGCGGCGAAGCCGACTACGGCGTGGGGCTGTTCGATCGGGCGGAATACGATCAGATGGCGGACGTTTTAAGGGGCTTAAAAGGCCGCTTCATTCTGTCGATCAACGACGTGCCGGAGATCCGGCGGGCGTTCAAAGGATTTGCGTTGAAGCCGGTGCGGTTGAGCTACACGCTGGCAGGCGGCGACAAGGCGCGGCCGGCGCGCGAGCTGATCATCACTGGGAGGCGATTGACACAACGCGATGACAAACAAAATCGCTAAGGCCGCTCATTGTCCTGAATGCGGTGCACCGCCTGGCCGGGCCTGCCAAGCCCTCAATCCGGGCAAGAATCGCATTGTTCCAACGCATTCGGCTCGCCGCAAAGTTTACGAGCGGCTTCCGAAGGTCGCGTCGAAATGACCATGCGCAGTTGTTTCGGGATGCCTGATCCACAACATCTAGGACGATTTGCGCGGCCGTCGAGTTCAGTCTTTGATCGGGCATGCCGCGCCCCATATTCACCCCGCTGTCAGGCCGGGACCGCCGCTTCGCCGCGCGGGAACTGGCCACGGCGCGCGAGTTCTACAAGGCGCGGATGCGGGCTTATGAGCAGGCGCGGGCCAGCGCCGATCGCACCGCCGTCGCGGCCGGGGAAGCGCAGCTGGTCGCGGACCGCCTGTTCTGCGAAGCCTGGCACGCGGCGATGTTCTGCGGCGGGCCGGCCCAGCCGTCACCGACGATCGCCATGGCGATCAACTGCGGCTTCGGCGTTCTCGACGTGCAATGCTCACGCTGCGGCGGCAACCGCGATGTCGATCTCGACCAGGTGCGGCGGCCGCGCGACGTGCCGCTGTGGAAGCTTGAAGCGTCGCTCAATTGCGACCGTTGCCGGACCGAAACCGGCCGCCGCACCCAGGCCTATATCATCGGCCTCAAGCGCAGCCAGCCAGACCCGGAACCACCGCCGGCGCTCGCCGCCAGGGCGGCGCGAGGCGGGTGA